CCAGTAACAGTTTGACTAGCAATTGTAGCTTTATTTAGAAAGTCATCCAATGGCTCAGGTACTGTACCATCAGGTGTGTTATTGACACACAAAACTTCGACAATATCTCCTGCAGTTAAACCTACAAGAAATGTGACACTTGTACCGTTATCAGCAGTATAGTCTATATTTCGCTGTTGAAGTGCACCATTAACATAGACATTCTCTCTAGCAACAGAATAAGCAAGTGTTACACCTGTTGAACCAACTCCAGAGAAAAGGGTTTGAGCATCAGTAGCAGTAGCACGCCAACGAGTAAAACCGGGAATAGTACTAGAACCAGTGCGAGTATCTACATATACTTTATTAGCTGCATCAGAATCAACAGCGGGAGTACCAAGATTAGTAATCTGGTTACCTCCCATGTTAAGGTCACCATCAAATGCATTACTACCATCGGTAAGGATTGCATTATTGGAGATCTCTTCTGTTACATAAAGGTTTTGAGTAAAGTTAGAGTTCAGGTCAATTGCTCGAATAGCAGAACCTGTCTTAAAAGTAGAGGTAGTCTCAAGATTGGTATTACGAACTACCTTAACAGCACCAGTTGTAGGAAGTGGACTAGCAGTGAATTGAATCTGAGCACCACTCAGAAAACCAACACCTGCTGCTGTGTTACTGGTTTTATTGATAACCGTGTAGTCAGTATCCAGTGTCTTAACAACACCATCCAAAGTTACTACCAAGTTATCCTCATCAATAAAAGGAAAGTTTAGAGTAAATGGATGAACATCTACTCCAAACGTAAAGTTGTTTGTTGTTGCCATTGTTTACTTGTTCATATCTAGTAGTTTTTGGACTTGTTGTTGCGTCTGACTAGCAGCAGTCACAGCACCAGATTGTAACTGACGATCACGCAGATTCTTCATAGCACCAATGTTTGCAGATTGAGCATTCTGTTGTTCATAAGCTGCCCATGCATACTTAAATGCATCGTTGTGAAGACGATCAAGTTCTTTATGGACAATAGAGTTCTTGATTGGGAACTCACTTTGCTCCTGTAATCCACGACGTTTGGTGTATAGTTTCATCTGCTTATCCCAATAACTATTGGGTTGATTCATCATCTTTTCAATAGAACCTTTTAGGTCAACATTACCAGCAATCCAGTTGTTAACCCACTGACGTTCTTTTGGATTAAGAGGTTCTTTAGTAGTTGGGTTGGTTTGAACTGTTTGCAGATTATCCCATCCAGTAGACAGCAACCATTGCCGCCATGGTTCCATTCCTCCATTCAATTTAAAGAAAGGAAGGACTGAATTAATAGCAGCAGTCATCGGTTCAAAGTACCTAATAGGTTCACCAGTATAAAGGTCTACCATATCCTCAAGACCATCACCAACACCTGGCAAGAACTTGTTACGATTGGCAAGGTAGCCCCAGAAATCACGCTCTACATCTTTTAGTTGAGGTGTAATAGCGTTAGAAAGAATACTACGAGTACCAGCATAAGGCGCAAGACTATCAACATTATTAGCCATAAACCTCGCAAAAGTACCTTCATCGCCAGACATAGCAGCAACTAAAGGTTCAAAGCCACTAAGGAATGATTTATTGGTAATGTTCATAGTGATGGAAGCTCGGATCTTATTGAAAATATCCTCAGTCCAAGCTTGATCAGCACGACCACCTTGGTAAACTACATCAGCAATGAGACCAAGTAGGGTATCAAAAGGTTCAAATCCTTTGTAAGGCACCCACTCATTAGTTCCAGGAACTCTTATTGATAGTGGTTTCCATCCCAATTTAACCATACGGTTACGTTCACCAGCATCTTGTGGTCCATTACCAGTAAGATTACCGTTAAGTGCCCACATACCAGCTCCCATAACCACAGCACTGCCCATCAACTGACGACCAATGTACTCAGACTTAAGGGCTTGGAAAGCTTCCATACTGTACTCCATGCCATGTTCAGCCAGAGCTTCAGTAATTTCTTCAGTAGTTTTAGCTCCAAGTAGACGCCTCGCTTTAGTAACAGCAGGACCTAGGTTACTTGCTGGGTTAAATGACCAACCAAATTCTAGTGCATTAACACCAGTTTTTGGGAACATGAACAAAGATTTAGCAACAGGAAAGGTGTTAAGAAAGTTTTGAAGATTGTTGACAACTTTGCTGTCAAGATTCAAAGCAATCTCACCTGCGGCAAACTTAGCGGCTTCATCAGTCAAAAGACCGTCTTTATTAAAAGCTTTGCTATAAAGTTCTTGTTGTTTTGCTTCAAACAGTTTCATGAAGTTATCATCAATAACTCCACCAGTTTGTTCAAAGATCTCATCGTACGCCTTAGAACGTGTAACCTGACTTGCTTGGAAGGAGTTAAACATCCCATCCAAAGCAAACATAGCGTTCACACCAAGACGACTAAACTTGTTATTATTATAACCGTGTAGCCATTTAGCTGAATTCCACAAGAAAACTTTTGCATCCTTACCTTCTTTTCTCCAGACTTCAGCCATGGCATCCATGGTTTCAAAGTCATTTAACTTAGCTTGGTAAAGATCACCACGACCACGAAGAGCAGCCTGTTCAGGATTACTAATAGCATAACGCCACTCTTCAGCCATCATCTTAAGACCACGTTGGAAGGTCTCAGCAAAACTACCGTAAGCAAACATGGCACGTTTCATTGTAGCAGTATCACCTTGTACAGCGCTACCAGCCAGAATAGAGATAGGCTTAAGAGTAGATGCAATGAAACCACCAGTCAAAGCACGGACAGGTGCAAGACCATTCAAGATGCTATTGTAACGTACACCATCAAGACCCTGCAAAACATAGCTAGGAATTGAAGGATTTTGATCAAGCAAACCTTTTTTAATAACACCAATGTGCTCTTCAGCCCAACGGTTCAACTTATAAATAGTATCTACTTTACCATTTGTAGAGTCATATGCTTTGATAAGAGGCTTAAGATACTCAGGATTTTCCTTGGAAATATCTTTCAAGGTTTGAATAACAGTAGTACTCTTTTCCTTAGCCTTTTGAAGATTCTCAGTAAAGTTAGCAGCTTGATCTGCCATCCATTCTGATACTTGTGCAGGATTAGCATTCTTAACAAGCTTCTTATACTCCAAGCTACGACCAGCAATGTACTGGTTAGCACGGATCTCTTGGGCAATGATGTTAAGTTTATCAAAGATAATCTCTTGCTGACGAGTAGTGTCTGCAGTATCACCAATCAACGACACAGCTCTTGCAGCATCAGCAACATTATCACCAGCTTGCTGGGTAATCATTGCAGAAGCACGCATGTTATCAGCGTTAAACATTTCATCAAATGCACGCCTAAAAGACTGTGAAGCAATGACCCACTCCTCTTCACCAAAGAACTTCTCACCTTCATACAAGGTTTTCTTCATGTCTTCAATAGTCTTTGTGAAGTCTTGAAGATCAGCGTTAAAGATAGAGTTAGTAAGGTTATCTACTGCTGCATCAATTTGAGCGGCAGAGAGCTTGGTCTTACCAATGATAGCATCAACACCAGGACGCATACCTTGGAATACTTCGTCCAAGTTTTCAGCCCGTTCTGTGCCATCAGCAGCTTGCATGAACTTCTTTTGGAAAGACTCAGTAACAACAGGAGTCATCCTACCATTGGTAGTACCTACGTTGTTTTGAATACGAGCTTGGTCAACCTTTGCTGCAATAGGATTAGCATCAGTATTAATAACAGCACGTGCTTGAGGTTCAGCGGGTTCATTAATGAAAGCATCGTAGTTTTGACCTTCAGGATCAGCCAACATACGAGCTTCTGCTTCATCAGTTTGAGCAAGCAGTTGACGTTGCTGTACAGCCTCTACAGAGTCTGCAACAGTGTCGTCAGTAACCTTCAATGCTTCCGCAGCTTCTACAAGCTTTGCAGCTTCAGGGTCAGTAGGGATAATCTTAGCAGCCTTACGAAGAGCAAAGAATGCTTGAAGAACACTAAGACCAACACCCATACCTGCAGACTCAAGGATGTTCTTTTGACGTTTTACATCAGGACTATCTTCATCACGAGTAGCCCAAGGAATATCAGTACCCAACCATTCATTCAATGCTTGGGCAATGTTTTCATCTTCAGTAGATGTAGAAGCTATAGCCGTAACTGCAGTATCTACACCCAATTCAGCAGCAAG